GGGGTGTTAAACTCTTCTGCCCCACCTTCGAGATTTGTTTTCAGTCTAGGATCAGAAACCACAATTCCTGATTTCCATAGTGCTGATTTGTAAATTGATCTTTCTTTTGCATAGTCATTGTACAGTTCAGGTACGACTACATTAGCGATTGTTGTTGAAGCCATTTATATATTCTCCTTTTACAAAATGGTATTAGTTTTTACGCCTTATCATTTTGATCACGGAGTTTTCTATAAAGGTCTGGGTTTTCTTTGTACATTGCTGTTCTTTCGTCCCATGTCATTTCTTTATAAGTTTTCGTTGCACTGCCCCGAAATTTAGAACCCCCCTGATCACCACCACCAGTATTTACCGGGGCTTTGATATAAGGTTTTGCTTTTTCGGACTCGATCCAAAATTTGAAAAATTCTTTGGATGTCATAACCTGACCATCATCATCTTGGATTTGTACAACCCTTGCTTCTGTATCGTCAAGTTCGACTGTGGCTCTGCCACGAAAGGCTTGTTTAAGAATGGAACGATGTTGCTCTGCTACATTACACTCATTGAACTGCTTCTCTAGTTCATTATCGACAAGAACTGTGTTGAAGTTAACGTTTAATTTACTTTTTTGTTGTTTTTCTTCATTTAATTCACCTTTTATCTTGTCCATGTCCTTTAAATGTGAAGCTTCCAGCTTTTTCTTCATAAGTTCGTACTCTTCTTTGGCTTTTGCTACATCAGGGTCTTTCCCACCATTAGCTACAAACTCGTCAAGCTTCACTTTCATCTCATTGATTTCATCGAGATCGACACCATCAAATGTTTCCTTGAGTGATTCAAACTCAGTCTGAAGTTCTTTCTTTTCCTTCAGTAATTTGTTTTTGTTTGTTACGAGAGCAGCAGTATGCGTTTCCACAGCAAGTGTGTACGCAGTCTGTAACTCATCCCAGTTTGCATCTTCAACGTCTTTAAACGCTGTTTTAAGTTGCACGAAAAAACTCTCTAATACGCCCATATTGTTCTCCTTATATATTGGCTTTGTAATACATATTTATTCTTGAATATACCAATCAAAAAAAAATTACTTCCTTTTCCCTTTGATAATATCTTCATCTTTCATTCCAAGCTGCTTCAGTGTTAAAGTCTTCTGCTTGTTATCTGTAAACGCTGTCACTGGTGTTCCTTCCTTAAATAGATTATATCTGTTTACACCAAGCACATCACGTTGAAATGTTGAGGATTGTTTTTTTAACCAATCATTGTATTTTAATGTTTCGGGTACTTGCCCATTCATAGAAGCACGTGTTCCCGGGGCTACTTCTTTTCTATCTATGCCTAATTCTTTCCATGAGTAAGTTATAGGTGCTGTTGTGCTCCTACAGTTATGGACAAGTATTCCGTTTGCCACATATGTTGCGTCTTCTTCTACTGATAAATCATATATGTTTTCTTTAATATTTTCCTCGACAATTGAAGTGATTGTGCCGATACTATAGTTAAGAGGTACAAAAATATGATCTTTAATGCTAAGAATTTTGACGCAATTAAAAAACTGGTTCAAGATGAACATTGGAAGCAAGGCAAGTCTATACGCCAAATAGAACGGGAACTTGGCAAAGGTAATGATGCTCTGCGGAAATTTTGCAAGAACCACGGGATTCCACTCCGTTCTCACACAGATTCTATTAAAGCAAGCATGAAGTTTCATCCACCCCCTAGTGGAGAAAATCATTGGAGAGCCACACAGCTTGAAAAGTCTAAGCAGTTGGCGATAGAAAGTTCTGAACGAATGAAAAAGAACAACCCTGTTCATAACAGAGACACTTTGATAAAGATGGTTCAAAGCAATGCTGCTTATATGAGAAAACACCCTGCTTTTTATGAGTCCTTTTTCCTTAAACTTTTTAAAGCACACAATGTTCCGTTTCTGTTTCAGCAGCCCATTGACCAATACATCGCCAATTTTGTGCTTTTTGACAACTTCATCCTTGAATTGGATGGTAGAGGCCACCGGTCGAGATTTGAAAAAGACATTATCAGGGATAAACTTCTTTGTAGCCTTGGTTACACTATTATTAGAGTCGAGCAAACATCGTTGTTTAACAAAAGACTCAAAAATCCCGTCTGGCATATTGGCAAAATTAGTAAAGTTCTGGAAGACCTCATCCCCAACTTTAAGATCACATGGGAACTGCCAGCCAAGTTTAGTAAGTACAGGGTGATCGTCCGTGATGCGTATAGTGGAATCGTAACTTGTTTGTAGTTTATATATTTTGCCAGTATACTCACGTGACATAACTACATCCACATCACGCCACCTATTTTGGTGAGTTAATACTTTATCAAATGGTTTCACGTTTTTAACAGGAACAAGCCCTCTTTTCGTTGTGATTAGTGTATCCCCTGTTATTGCTCTGAAATGTGCCGGGGGCATCATCTCTCTTGGGAGAGTAGACTGTTCAGGAGCGTTGTAATACCAAAACTTGCCATCCAGCCCCATACATATCCATGTTGTTCTGCCATCTAACGTAGAAAGCCACTCATAGCCCTTCACAACGTCATCATTGGCTTCATAGAGTGATTTACGTGCCATCGATGCTGTGTGTTGTATTGCTGTGCGTGTCAGGGCATCTGCCTGTCTACGTGTTGCTACAATGATCCCATCCATGAAACGTAATGATTGAGTGCCACGAATGTCATTTATCAATTGTTGGTTTGTGGCACCCTCAGTATAACCTTGATTGATTGCCCCGGTTATTTTATCTACTCTCGCTTTGCCAAGTCTACTTATTTGATCCCTTAATATCTCACCTTCGAATGGTCGAGATACAACTTCAGAGTAGATGTGACCATCAGCAGGAATAGCCAAAGCTATCCCAAGTTCTGGTGGTATGGTATTGTTTATAAGATCGGCTTGAAACCCTGCCTCATACGTTCCAAATTCCTTTGCAGTGCCCCTTATGCGCCCGTTGTAGGCTTTTATGTACGCATTGTTAATATTCCTCACCTTTTCTATTAAAGCGGCCTTGGTGGCCTTTGTGAGCTTAATGCCGTTAACTGTTTTTAATGCGTTTATAGTATCAATATCATATTGACTTAATAAACTAATTATTTCTTTGATCTCTTGAGTCTTGAATCGCTCAATATAAATTGCATGAGATATGCTTCTTTCTTGAAGAATTTCATTTACAGTTGGTATGCTGCTTTTAGCCATCAAATTCCCATGTTAGTTCTTCTATTCTATCGTCTTTTAGAAACTCTTTTGCAGTAGCAAAGTATTCATATACAAAGTTAGAACAAGGAGGAAACTCACCACTTGAAAATGGAATGGTACTATTAAACCCTCTACATGTATATCCACCTAACACGCGTGTCACGTGATAAAATAATCCTACTTCTCCTCCATTTTCAGGGACAAGTATCTTTGCATAAGCCTTTTCCCCAATTACCATATTCTTTAAATTAGTCACTATTATACTTTCAGGCATTTTCATTCTCCTCTATTGGATTTTCCTCTTCCACAACAACAAGAACATCTTCAAGTTTATCTACTTTTTTCTTTTTGTGCTTCCCTCCCATTATTTCCCAGTTACCGTTTAACAAATAAGATAATGGGAATGTAGAAATAGAAGCACCTTGAATGTTTTTACATATTACATGATCCCACTCAGAAACACTTCCTGTTCTGTGAAACTTTACTTTCATTCCATTATTCTTGTTTACTATTTCACTACCATCATATAGTGCATCCATGAGTTTACTTATCGTCGATTTTGACATCTATTTCCTCCTTTGGTTTGTCAACTGTTTTGTCCGAACTATCATCTACTGTTTTCACTAAATCATCACCCATTCCATCATCAGACTCTTCAATTGCTGATAATTCTTCTTCCATTGTCCAACCTTCAGGGTAGATTTCACCACGTTGTAAATTATAAAAGTACACAGGCCATGATATATTGCCTGTTAGTTTAGATCGTAATAATGCTTCCATATCATTAGCTGATATTTTCTTAGGCATGTAGTCTTTGTTTAGCTGAACGAATATTGTGGAGTTCTTCTCTGTACTGGTTGCGCCCATCCACATATCCATCACACCCAACACTATCATTGCGGCCCTACTTATTGAGTCGGCTAAGTTTGCAAGAATGCTTTGTTCCCCTGCTCTATGTATAAGTGCTGTATCGGCAGCTTCTACCATTCGTTTATCAGCAGCAAGAATACGTGCACCTTGTATAGCCATTAACTTTTCTTTTTCTTGCATGGCGGTACGACTCTCTGAAAGCCCTTGTCCCGTAAACTCCATAAAACCAGCTTTACCACTATCCCCTAATAGAAGTGCTTCGGTTGATCCAAGTTTAATATCTGTGTCTTCCCCTTCGAAACCACTTACCCAAGGTGTAGGGTTCCCTGTCCATATCAAACCATTTTCATAGTTAGCGGAATTCCGGTAGTGTGCCACGTTTGTATTTGCCAGTCCATTTATAGTTGGGTAGTCTAATTCCCATGATATTCCTGTTGGTGTTATTGTGTAAAATGGTATATAGTCTATTGGTTTCCCATTCATTAAAGGAGTATATTCTTCTGTCAACTCCCAATCAGTTTGATTGTTTCCCGGGGTAGGTGCTCCAACAGCCCTTTGTCCTGGTGTTTTTCCAAAGTTCATTGCACTACTTTTTGCAACAGGAGCAACATTTTTTTTCACAGAAGATGAAACATAAACACGTTGTCTATAGTTTCCTTCAGCATTAAAGTCTAAAACCTTATACTGTGTAACTTCTATTTGTTGAAACTCATCCTCTGGATCAACAATATTGTTTTTTTGAGCCAGAACCACGAATGAAGTCTGCATTTTATTGTTTATGATTGTTTCTCGCCAATTGATAATAGTTTCCGTTTTATACATTTTAAGATATGGTCTAAGATTAGCTTGATCTTTTTGTTTGTTTGTGATTGAATTAACGGCAGTTCCATATTGTTTTTGTAATTCTACATACTCTTCTGCATTGTCTGACTTTTTTGCAGCATCTCTTTTTTCTAAATAATCAGGGTCTAAAAGCCCAACTCCTGATAACATTCCTGCATTGATGGAAGGATAGTCTACGAGAATTCCTACTCTACCTGTCACAAGAATTTCTTTTGTTGTGTCCTTTATAAAGTCATCTAATGATTTTCCACTTAGGTTAATGTTATCTAATAATGGTTCCATTTTTTTAGGAACGTTCACAATTACTTTTTTTCTAAATATAAGTCCTAACAGCCCTTCTACGGTTCTTCCTGTTGCAGAATACCAATTGGCATATCGAAGATAAGTGCCGTATAATGTGTCTCTATGATATATCCTTCCACCACCTGATATTGATGGCATTGGTTCCTGCATTAACTGATCATCAAAGTGACCAGATAACATAGGCAAGTATACTGTGGTTTCTGCTTTTATTGCTTCCTGTCCATCTGATGCATCTCTGGTCTTTTTCCATATTGGTTCATAAAAGTTATAATCAGCGTGAGTGTATGAAATATTATTGCTGATCGTTTCCGGGATTGTTGCTGGCATTCTCTATCTCCTTTTGCTGTAGTTTTTCTTGTGCTTTCATTTCCCGATTATGCTCTGCAATATCTTTAAACACTTGCACAGTTTGACATTCCTTTATCAAATTGTTCTTAATTAGCCATTTGTATACACTAAACCTGTTCTTGAAGTCTCTCCTAATAACAGTAGTTGTGCCTAATGTATGTATCCTAATATTATTATCGTACACTTCTATGTAATTTATTAGGTTTTTGTTTATTATTAGCCTTTCTTTATCGAAATATTCGAAATTTTCCACATTTACCCCTGTGTAGTCTTGACTTTTCCTGTTCTTGATGGTCTATAAATTATCTCGTAGGCTGACTCATCACATACGTGATCCTCTGCATCGGTATTACTGCACAATATTCCATTAGCATAAAACATATGTGCTTGTTTAGTCGTTAGATTGTATACCGGTGTTTTTTCGTCGGAGTGCCCATCCACACTTATAACCACAAGTTTGTGTTTCTCTTGTGGAATGAGACTTGCAAATAAATGGTGTGCCACAAATAGAACAAACTTTCTCGATATTCCCTTTTCGTCCTGCCTCATCTGCACAAGGCGTTGAACAATATTTTGCAGATGCAGTCTTACTTCTAAATAACTCGCCACAATTAACACACGTAAATTCCTGTTCCACTGTTCGTTCACGGCATTTTTTAATATTGGCAGAAAGCACAATTTTTCCTTCGGGACTGCTTCTCCATTTATCCAGTGCTTTTTTAAGGTCTCCATTTTCTCCCATACGGGCATTGTAGTGTTGTCGTGCATGATCGTTTCGCTGAATAATTGCAAGGTTTTCCAGTCGGTTATCTTCGGTATTGTTATTCTTATGGTGGACATGATACCCAACAGGGATTTCACCATAGGTATCGATCCAAATTTGGCGATGTAGTAGAGTAGTGTTTCTCTTTTTTTTACCTGACGAACTACATTCAAAATATCTGCGCTTTGGGTATTTTCGATATGCAATGCCTTCATAAATAATTTTTTTAATTTTTGTTGTTTGTGTGGTTTCCATACAACCTCCATTCCATTTTGTAGATTCCCTAATGACACTAAACCAACATTATACACAAAAACTTTGTGATCTGCTGTTCCTTTTAATGTGATATTTTTATTGAACCTCACTGTTATTATCGGCACACAACCACTTAATCCAACCTTTATTATTTTTTTATATCCAATTGGTGTTTTGGCAAAATCACCAACTTGTGCTTCTTCAATTGGAATGTCACCACGTTTTGTTTGCAATAATGTTCCAGCAACAAAACAATCGATATCTTCTAAATCTCTTTCATCTCTTGGTATAGTTGGCACTGTACGGATAAAGTCTAAGCAATTCTTAAATACAAATAAACCGGCTTCTTCCATCATCCTACCTTCACCAAAAGGATGTGATGCTTGTAGCCTATCTCGCATTAACTGCCATCGTCGTTTTCTTGTATTGTTCTTTGCAGCAGGGACGAATATATTACGCTTAGTTTTCCTGCCATAGTAGCCTTCGACGATCTTCTCAGCCACAGATTCATTGTTATGATCTTTATCAAATATAGAACTATCGCAAGCACCCTTCTTTATGATAGATACATCGTTATTTGTTATCTCTTCTTCTATCTTTCGTATTCCTTTACCTATATCAACAGAAGACATTTTTATTCCTTCATTCGGCTCACCAGTACAACCATACCATTCCCTTATTCGTATCATGGTGCCCTTGGGAAACTTGTACCATTTATCACGTTCCTTATCGATACACACTCTATCACCGTCTGATCGTGCCCACCACCCAACAGAAAAGGGAGATGAAGAACCCCAGTCAAATGATCTTGACACTCTCCACGTAGAAGGAATATCGAATGGTTCCAGTACATGTGTTGGTGTTCTCCATAGATCATCAAACATCCCACCGGCAACAATGTTCCATCCATCAACCGGGTCTAACCATGCCTTTCGTTTATTAGGGTCTTTGATCATCTGAAGATTAGCCAAGTACTGAGGGTCATTTTCTAATAGGTAAATGTTTTCTTCTATTGAACTTGGAATGTAACATCTCTCACTACTTAGCTTTTTGCCGGTAAATGGATTATCATGTGATTCTGTGTATATCTCGTATGGTCTGGCTTTATCAATAAATCGTGCCTTTACCCAATTATGTCCCTTCCCCCACGGATTAGTTGTAGACCTGTACATCCTTGGTATGTCTGGATTAGATGACCGGCATATAGACATCATATCTAAATACAGTTGAGGATTTGCCCAGTTGCATAACTCTTCCCATCCTACAAACGGAAATTCCGAACCATGATACCCCCAGTAGTCATTGGGTACTTTAGCATGACGGAACCGAAGAGTTTCCCCATCCTTGAATCGCCATAAGTGTTTTGCTCTATTATATGTCGCTTTAGGAAACATCTGCGAGAACCATTTATTGCTCTTGTCAATCATTTCCTCTAAGTCAGGATACTCCTCTCTGAATATAACACCTTTCCAATCACTACCGTGGCCTTGCCCTACGTGTTGAGCATAGCACATGAGTAAGGAGTCAGAGTTATGTGTCACTATTAAGTCATTTGTTAAATACAGTCCACTTGGATGGTTTATTTTAATGCATTGTGCCTCTTCCCTGCCAACAAAACTAATATCAACCATTTCTATTTCTTTTTGATCAACATTCCTCATAAAACCAGGAATTGATATTTTTAGGCCGTGTCTTAAATACTGTATTATCTGAGAAGTAGTTTGTACATATAATTCTGAAATTGGACTACTGAATTTTATCAACCATAAATGATCCAATGTACAACGTACTTTTCTCTTATCAGCAAAGGTGATCTCATATATGTCCTGTACGCCTTGTGGATAGACACCAATCACATTTGCAAAACCACCATAAAGATCACACACGCGGGAACCAACGTGCATTTCTCCTATTGTCTTATATCCATTAGGAGTAAATATTTTAGCATCCAATGGTTGGGCTTTACCCCCACCTCTGGTGCCACCCATAAGTATCTCGAATACAGGGCACTGGATAAAGTATTCCTGTGCCCCCGGTAAAAATTGCCAGATTACTTTCTGTTTTATTTCGTCAGACATTATTGTTTAGTAAAGTACTCGTCTATAAACTTCAGTAAAGATTCGATAGTAGCAAACACATAACAAGTTTCCTCACCATCTGTATCTTCATCGAATTCCACTATATAGCCATTGCTAGCTTTTATTATTCCCATTGTCGTATTTTCACTCACGAATTTCCTCCTCATCATCCTCATCATAAAATTCAGCCTCAATATCGTTCATTATTTGTGTATGGACTTGCACCTTTGCCCACTCCATAAGCCCTAATGCTTCCACATATCCACAATTAGTATTACGGTACATAGAAGTAAACCCTTTCTTTGAATCAGAAACAAGAATAACTATTTGATCTACATCCTGTAAATTGTTAGTTTCATCTAATACTAATTGAAGGGTATCTCCCGGTAGTGCTTCGACACTTTCAGGGGCTGAAACTGGGTAAAATGCATGTTTATACCTTACTTTTTCTTCGGACATTGTTATTTTTCTATTGACCACTTAAATCGTTCATCAGCTTTAGCCATGATAAACTCATCGATTTTACGCAGTTTTTTTGGTGCATCAGAGTCATATTTGTTGGCAATTTCATACAAAATATGGTATAATTTTCCATATTTATCCTTGACTCCAAGCAGATACTCAACTTGTGCTTCTAATTCTTCTACCTTTTTCTCTGCATATCCTTTTAATTTATAATATGCTTGTGCCTGTATTTCTGCCGGTGTTTTGTTAGATTTACTCATTTACATCTCCTTTATTTACTGTAAAGCTTATAATACTTGTCATAATAGTACTCATTTAACCAATCATAGTCATATGCTTCAAATACCATTGACCGCCAATCACAAATATTATAACTGCAATATAATTTTTTATATGCCTTTCCATTAGGAATATTCATAGATTTCCTAACTACTTTATTGGCAAACCTCTTTGCTATTGGGTTGCTATCAACAAACCCCCATGCTTTTTTATACGATCTTGACATCACATACTCCTGTTTTATTAGTAACTATGTCATGGTTTACCCCCTTATTGATAACATATTGGAGATAGCCGGTATCGAACCGGCATCCTAACTAATGCGCTTTGGCCTTAAAGTCAGTCGAATCCCTCATATCCCCTTTTTTGTTTCTTTGAATAATATAGTACATTGTTGATTTTCCTTTTTTATATTTCTTTGAAAGTGTGCCATATCCCATACCACTTAAATAGTCATTGCAAATTTCCATTTCTTGTTCATCAGTAAATAATCGCCGTGCATTAGCTGCTTTTCGAGCATGTATTTTTCTTTCAACAATTGGCACATCCATCATATTATCATGCACGCTTCCAATAGCAATATTATCATACGAATTATCTAAACTGTTTCCATTTAAATGTCTTACCACAATCCCCTTTTCAAACACTTCATTACCATATTTTTGATAAGCTATTATTCTTGATACTGTAAGCGAATAAACAATTCCATTATAAAGATAACTGATAACACTACGCCTATATTTGTCTTTATGTGTTCTTGTACGGCATTTTATTATTTTTCCAGAAACGCCAAATACAGTTCCACTTTTATCAACACATAGCCCTCTTTTAACAGCCTCTTTAATTGCTAAGTTTGATTTCATTTGTTTTGCCACCCTTCCCTATCTTGCCGGTCTTACGTAGTAACATACGCTGCCGACGAGTTAATATAGGCTGAACATAACGGGAGTCCTGAACAGTTTTGTCCTTCTCCTCCCGTATCATAAACATTGCTTCGGTTGATAATTGATCATTTATTTCTTCTGGTGTTTTATCTGGTCGTTGTTCAATAAGTTCTATTCTACGTGCTTTGATCCTTTTCATCACTCTTCGTCTAGCATCTTTCTTTAACCCACTTTTCGGCACTTTGCGTTTAATACATGTGTGTTCAGCATCCCATGTGTAGTGTTCTTTCATTGCTGGTTGTGCTTCATCACCACGTAAACT